GTTTGACTTTTCTGCGACCCCCCTTGTGAAAGTCTTCGGCGCTTTCGGAATCTCTATTGTCAGCATGCTCTGTGGTGGTTCTAACTGGAACTACGCCTCAGGCATGAAGACAATGGCAGATTTTGGACGCGCCGCTATTGGCTGGACCAAGATGACGGACCTCTTTGTTTGGTTTAAGGAACTGTTTATGGACTTGTACTACCGGAACATGTGTGGGAAAACTCTTGAAGAGGTAAAACTCGCCGAGAAATTTCCCATGTTTGAACAGTGTATGGCCAAATGCAGAATTCTTCGGAGTGAAGCATTTGATTCATCTTTTCTGGACCGCGACCCTGAACTGTGTAAGGCTTTGATCAAGCTCGAGGATAACATGATTGAGATGAGGTTTGCTGCCATTCGTGCACGCGAACTCTCACTTCAATCCATGATTACCCTCGAGCTTACCCGACTCTTCTCTGTGTTCCAAGCAGCCCGCAATTCTGCTGCTGCTTTGCACAAACGACGACCCGCCCCGACCACCTTGTACGTTTACGGAGAAGCTGGCGTAGGAAAATCTAACCTTCTGTTGGATTTACAAGCTGCAATCTACGCCAAGAAATACAAGGACGACCCCGAATGGACCCTGGACACCCTATCTCATACTCGCGCTGCGAGCAATGAGTTTTGGGACGGAATTCTCCCCGGACAGCCTGTCGTAGTGTACGATGACATTTTCCAAGTGAAAGACACGACCTCAATGCCTAATCCTGAAATTTTTGAAATTATCAGGATCAAGAATGAGGCCCCCTACCATCTTCACATGTCTTCAATTGAAGACAAGAAGAATTGTTACTTCACATCGAAATTTGTACTCTGCACCTCGAATGTTCAACAACCACAACCAGTGAGTATTTCGGACAAGAATGCTCTTTACAGACGCTTTGATATTTCAATCGAAGTTACTGTGAAGCCGGCTTACGGAAAAACTGCACCCGATGGCTCACCCAGACTGGTAATAGATAAAAGGAAGGCTGGTAACACCTTCAATCCCGACATCTATGACATTCAGGTTTACGACATGGCTACCAAAAACCCAATTGGACAACCTATGGATTATGATGATTTTGTGAACTACTTCTTTCGTGTTAGTGATGATACGAATAAGGCGGCACAAGATCTTCATGATTCAATTCGATCACGATATGGACTCGGACCCGAAACTCAGGACCAACGGTACAGTGAGTTCCTGGATACGTTCAATGCTCAGATTGGATGGTGGGGACGAAGGGAGCACAATGATATTGTGACTCCCCAAAATCCCTTACCCACCCAATTTGATCTGACCGTACCTCAGGAAATCTTTGTATCCGTTGACGAAATTGGCGAAATTGGACAGGAAGACACCCACTACCTCAATGAAGACGGCGAGGAAGTGGATCCAGACGAAGCGACGCGAATCGAACTCGGACAGCAACAACAAGGCTTTATCGACGATATGCTTCGAAATTACATTCTCGACTGGGAAAGTGATTTCGAAGATTGGTTCGATAGAGTTGAGGCGTTGTCTCCCGAGGCTCGTAGCTGGAAAGAACGACTTGGACTTCTCTTAAGACGACCTCTTTTGACCCCCTTTGTACGGAAACTCCGTGAGAAGTACTTTCTAAGCAAATTCACGCTTCAAAGTCTTTACAATTCTCCCTTAGCAACCCTTGGCGAATGGATCAAGAAACTGATCACCTCCAAATATTGGAGAATGCTCTTGCTTGGTTGCTATGGTTTCAACTTACTTCGGATTGGATATTGTATCTTTTCCGAATTGAGTTGTAAAGGACGTGGCACTATGACACCTGAAGAATACAAGGTGACACAGTGCCCATGCTCGAATTGTAAAGGTTTTGAATCTTCACATTTGCTTGGAACGAACGCTTACGGACTGGACTACATGGCACATCTCGAGAAAGTGTATGGCAATACAAACCCATTTGCCAAAAGCGTGCTCACTCAAGGATATGCTGATGAAGTCGTGGAACAGAAGCTGAAAAACCATTCAAGCTTTGAAAACACACTTCACCAACATGGATTTGTTAGTGAGTCTCGAGAGACTATGACCCGAACCGCGAGACGAAACCTAGTGGCTGAATCTCGTGAACTTCGCACCCGGACTGCTCGGCCTGTTCTTGCTGCTGAATCGAGAGAAACAGCAACAAGAGCAGCGCCAAGGTACATGACTGCAGAAATGGTACACAATCCAGTGTATCGTGAAACGCAAGAAGGTACCAGACTTGTGGCTCAAATGATGGATCTGAATCAAATGGAGCAGTGGCAATCAGTCACCGTGAAAAATTCTGTGATAGTACAGAATTCGAACGGTGGCTATGTCAATGCGACATTTGTACGAGGACGCACCCTATTAGTTGTTTACCACTTCATTGAAAGCTTAGTAGACAAGACGTTCTACATTTGCCCCCTCAATGGAACTCGTGGAAACGAGATTAACCTGGAACAATGTATTGTTAAACAACTAGTGGATGCTAACGGACAGAAAATCGATTTGGCTCTTGTGACTGTGCCTAATCAACCTTCGCGACCTGATATTGTATCTAAATTTGCTACTGCAAATGAGATCAATGAGGTCGCGGAGGGTGATTATGTACTCTCTGGTTTGCGAAAACTCCCCAGTCATGTCGCTCTTTACTCTTTCGAGGGTAAAAGTATCGACCTGGCTGGTGGCTTTTCGTACGACAGCTCCCGTGGACCCTGCCGGATACATAAGAGTGCCTTTTATCATGCCAACACCAAAAGTGGAGATTGCGGTTTTCTTCTGTATGGAAGAAACCGTGCTCTCTCTGGCAAGATTTTTGGCACTCATGTAGCTGGCAAGGATGGCAAGGGTATGGCTTGTGTCGTTTCTCGAGAATTTCTGCAAAGACATCTCGATCTAATGGCACTGGACGTACCCTCCCGCATGACGGTTGACGCGCGCTTGCCATTCTCTGCTGAGATGAAGCAAGTGCCACTGAAAGACGTGCTCCCGGACAATACGCTGACCCAAGAAGGAAATTGTTTGTCTTTGGGTATGCTACCTTCGCCATCTGCATCTTCTGTAACGCAACTTCGACCATCTTTGGTTGACGGTGTATTACAGAAACGGATTACGAAGCCAGCATATCTGAAGCCGACAAAGATCAACGGCGAAACGATTGACCCCATGAGGAAAGGAATCAAGAAGGTGATGACCTACAACGACTCTATCGATCAGGAAATCTTGGACATCGCATGTGATGATGTAGCAAATGTACACGCTAACGTTAGCGCCAACAAAGCTATCCTCACTTACGAACAAGCTATCGCTGGAGTTGAAGATCACCCTTACCTCACCCCCCTCAACCGGACCACCTCTCCTGGTTATCCCTACCAATTGGACAACCCTGGAGTCGGCAAACGCTTTTGGTTTGGATACGACGACTACGAATTCTCCCCGGAGGTTCGTTTAGACGTTGAAGAACTGATACGGCGATGCCGCAATAACCAGAGAGGTGATGTTGTTTGGACTGCGACCCTGAAGGACGAACGACGACCAATCGAGAAAGTTGAAGCTGGGAAGACACGTGTCTTTACAGCTGGACCTCAACACTACACGATCGCGATGCGAATGTACTTCCTCCGCTTCGTTGAAAGTATGATGGAAAATCGTATTTCCAACGAAGTAGGGGTAGGTACAAACGTGTACAGCTCTGATTGGCATCGGACAGGAACGGCTCTGCAACGGTATGGCGATAAAGTCATTGCTGGAGATTTCTCCAACTTTGATGGTTCGCTGCGACAGGACATTCTCTGGAAAATCTTGGACATGATCAACGACTGGTATGACGATGGACAGGAAAACCGACTGATTCGCGAAGTCCTTTTCGAGGAGATTTGCAACGCTCGCGTCCTGGTGAATGGCGAGTTGATTCAATGGGATCATTCCCAACCCTCCGGAAACCCCGGTACGGTTATTTTCAACTCGCTGTTCAACCAGATCGTGATGCGGTATGCTTACCTCCTCTGTAAGGAAGACGCTGGACTCCCCCTCATCTGTGATTTCACGGACAAAGTCTCAATGCAAACCTACGGTGATGACAACGTGCTGAACGTATCTGACGAAGTAATTGAATGGTACAATCAGGAAACAATCACCGAGAAACTTGCGGAAATTGGCTTGACATACACGGATGAAGCAAAGACTGGAACCCTTGTCCCCTACCGGCACCTTGACGACATCAGCTATCTCAAGAGGAGGTTTGTGATGAACTCTTATGGTTTTTACCAACCTCCTCTTGACCTATCTGTCTGCTACGAAATGCCAAACTGGATAAGGACTGGAGCTGGAGGACCGAAATATGCAACGTATGTAAATTGCGATGCCGCTATCAAGGAACTCTACTTCCACGGACGAAGGATTTTCGACGACGCCCGACTCAAACTGCAAAATGCCTTGCGAAAGGAAGGTATTTTCACCAGACTCTGGACTTTTGAGGAATTGAGACACTTTTATGAGTCTCAATACTTCTAAATTCCCTGGTGCCAGAACCCTTTCACGAAATCCATCCTGCACTTCATAACATATCCCAAAATTATGACAGATGATCTCTATGGTTACTTTGACTTCTGAAGAACGACAAGTACAGTGCTTGCTATTTAGCAAAGGTGCACTCTAAAGTTACCTAGGGTTGAACATGCGTTAATGTGCGCACTTCATAAAACACAACAACATTGCCAACACCCAACAAATGCAACAATCGAACATTGAAAACAACACCGTGGAAATTGTCGACATTTCCCACGATGTTCAAGCACCCGTCGACACAAACCCCATGCCTTCGACCTTGAAATCCATTTCGAATACCAATTCTCATATGCATAGCCTTATTGATATGTTAACAAGATTCTCATTGATCAAAACTTTCAAGTGGAACTCGGATTCAACTGTGATCCCTTTGAATATTACGCCAGACGGCTACATTAATTCAAAGGTGAACACACTTGAATCTTTTCAGTTACCACAAGCTCTTTTGGACTCTTCTAACTTAATTCGGCAGAAAATCAATAACTTTATGCTTATGAAGGCGGATATCGAAATTGACGTCAAGGTGAACGCGAACCCATTCCAGCAAGGAGCTCTTCTTGCTGCCTACTTTCCCCGATCACTCAACACATCCAAGTATCGTGCACAAGCGAGTGAATTTCTTGCTTCTGTGACAAGTGCTCCACACCGGAAACTTGTCCTCGAGCAAGCAAATTCACTTCGTGTCCGGATTCCATATGCTCATATTCTGGACTGGATCGATCTGACAAAGACTGACAACACCTTTGGAGTACTAAATCTCTATGTGCTCTCACCCCTTAAAGGTGAAACATCGATGGAAGAAGTTGATGTTTCTGTCAGAATGCGATTCGTGGACCTCAAACTTGAAGCGCCCACAAACAGATCACTCTTGACCCAGACAAAATATGAGGATATGGAACGCGAGCGATGCTTACGACCCAAACCCACACCCAGGATACATGGATTCCATGCTCAGATGGCTGAAGGTGAAAAACAAGGACCTGTTACAAAGATCTCCTCTGCTATTGCGACTATCGGAGAGACATTGTCTGTTGTACCCGTAATTGGGAACGCCGCAGGCTTGGTTGGATGGTTTGCCAGAAGCTTAGCTAACGTAGCTGCAGTTTTTGGCTGGTCAAAACCCACCATGCTTACGATGCCCCAACCTAATGTGCACAAACCAGCTGCATATATGGGAAATACAGAAGGACAGGATGCATCATGCGTCTTAGCCTCTCTGCACGACAACGCAATTGACAATAGCTCAATGACACCCGCAAAAGTAGACGAAATGAGTTTGGACCACATTTTGCAACACCCCAACATGATTGGACGTTACACGATACCCAAAACATCATTCACTCCCAACAGTTTACTCTTTTCATTCACGGCATCTCCTTTCAGTGAACTAACTCAACAGACGGAATCAAACGGACAAGATTTCTGTGCAGGTAGTTTTTCCTTTACATCACTGCTCTTCAAGTACTGGCGTGGCTCACTACATTAYGCTATGGATCTGATTAAAACTCAGTACCACTCAGCAAGAATAGTAGCCGTTTATTTCCCGAACACGGAAAGAACCCAGATACCAGCAGAATTAGGAGAACTGATGACCACGAACTCACATGCAATCTTTGATCTGAATGCCAAGTCTGGTGACGAATTCTCTTTGGAGAAGCCTCTCATCATTCCATACACATCGGATGAACCCTGGAAACGGACCCTTTTCAAAAACGAAAACGACCTATACGACGGATCGACTCTGAATACCTCCATCGGATGCGTAGGTGTATACTGCTTGAATGAGCTAGTGTGCCCACCGACAGTCTCTCAAGATGTGACGTTTATTCTCTCCCTCAAAGGAGGAATTGACTACGAATTGGGACTGCCACAGATACAACTCCAAGGCGGCTTTTCTAACACTCCAGTTTCACCACCGGACGTACAAACACCCCTAGTGGACATCCTGAATGAACTCTATGGAACAGCAACTTATGCGGTGCAAAACTTGTCGACAGGAGGTTCTCCTTCTTTCTACACAGATGCAACGCTTACCACAAAGGTGATTGATCAATCGATCGAACCCACCGAGTGGTTGCTGGCACGGCAATATCCATATGAGGCTCCTGATGGTGTTTACAACGCGGATGTTTTCATTGATTTCAGAAACGGACTCATCTTTGAAGACAAAACGTACGCTTTTACGGTAACAGTACTGGACAACCAAATCGTTAGAATCGACTCAGAGGACATCAGGTTGATTTCGGCTGCGATCGACAGTGATACTGAGATGACCTTCTCAGTCCCTCCACCAGCGCGCTTCCAAGCTCAAATGAACGACGGAACGCACGAACAGTTGACCGGCCAAAATACTCTTGCTGACGTAATGCCTCATCGCGACATCTCTCTTAGCACAACTGGCGAGTATATCAAAAGTTTGCGACCACTCATTAAGAGATTTGTTAAAACACGGCAGATCCAAGCAGGACAACCAACGTCTTTGACCCCGGCGGATTTCAACAACTACGACTCCACCACCCCGACTCTTCCAGTAGGGAATAGATCTTGGGCGGCTGATGGGACTGGAGGTTTACTTCCGGAATCTTGGCTCAACCTTGTTTCTTATCTCTTCAGGTTCTGCAGCGGGTCTGTGCGTTCGAAAGTATTTATACCGTACAACGTTCAGGCAACTACTTCGCTGGATATCTCTGACAACTTGCTCACAGAGTTCGACACCGAACAACGTGACCCCGCATTTGTCACTCAAGGTGTGATCAACAACGCAGTCGAAACAACTGTACCCTACTACGGACAGTTCCGCGCTCGAACAGTTGGCGATCAAATCAGAGGACTCACTGCAAAGCAGAGAATCGAACTTACTGGAACAGGCACGCACGATTACTACGAAGCTGCAGGCGACGACTTCAGTTTCTGGTTCATGATAGGACCTCCCATCATGCGCCCGATCGACGTGCTCCCGACCTCGGTACCGGTCATCTCGACTGGCGCCAAACGCTAAACTCACTTTCTCTATGGCGATAATGTCAAAATAGAGGAAGGCCTCCCCACCCCTATAACATCTTCACGCTCTGTGCACCAAAAGTGTATGGAGGGTGCCCGATGGGCGGACACACAATTGGCTCACTTGTGTCCTTTTCAAAATTCTAAAATTGAACATCCCATCGGGGTGACGTAGATTTTAGGCTCCAATTTTGTTAGGTTTACCCATAGATTTAGATAGATATTTAGTTTTAG